AAAGTCTAAATAGTATCCTTTATCATCATCATGATATTCATCACATTGATGTTCTTCTTTAGTATCTTCATCTTCATTTTCAAGATGTGGACAATCACCACCACAATACTCACATTTCTCATCATCTTCCAAATCAACGCTTTCAAGATTTTCCATACACCATTGAGCAACGCCATCTGCCGTATCTCTAAAATCTATTTCATCGTCCCATACATGAACATCTGTCACTTGATAAAGTTTAATCTTTTTGCCTGTTTCTTCATTCACATATATATTACTCATCATCATTCTCCCCTGTTTCAAATTTAGGTGCTGTGTATTCTTTTGGTTCAATATCTAATGTTTCATAAATATCATTCTTCAATGTCTTAATTGAATATTCATGATTAACAAGACTTAATAATACCTCTAAACAATCTTCTGTGTCAAAATTGCCTTTACCACCAAACCACTTTGTTAATTGTGCGTGAGTAATCATGCTTCCTCCTCAAATATATCTGTATAAATTCCGTCAATGTCTTCAGATTTTAACTTACCATAGCCCTCATAACCATTTTTTAATACATAAGCAACGAATTGTTCCAACTCCTTATAGTCGCTAAATATGTTATCCATATCACGATTAATTAATGCTTCCAATTTTTCATCTTTATTCATTTTCCTCTCCATATTGTTTAAACGCCTCTCTTAATTGTAATGCTTTATAGTAAATGTGGTCTTGTAAAGGGATTGGTTCTCCCTCTCCCTCATACCCCTCATCAGCTAAACACTCTTTATAGTGTGATTCCTCACTCCATATAATATAGTCTAGCACTTCTTTTAGCATTTTTGTGTGCTTGAGACTGATTCTCATATAGCCTCCTAATATTTGAAAAAGGCATTAACCGACATAGCCTTTACAATCATAGGCTCATTCTTAATAAAATCGTCTGTTGAATTGTATTCAGACATTGAATCGTCAATCTCATTAAAAATGCACCATGAATCAAATTTGTCCCAATACTGAATCCTTTTGGTCGATTTTAACCCAAAATTTAATTTAAGACAAAATTCGTTATAAGGGCTTTCATTACAATGATTCTTTAGTTCATTTATATCGTTAATTAATTGCATTTGCTTCCTCCTTTTGTAATTGTTCTAACTCTTTATCTCTTTCAGATTGAAAAAGATACCATTGAACATCTATGACATCTTGTGCTTCATTGTCAAATAATAATATGCCATGTGTCATTCCATTATTGGTATCACCATAAAATTTATCTAATTCCTCATCAAACCAATCAACTGCTATGTAATTCATTTGTTTTCTCCTTTGCTTCAAACTCAAAAATGTCCTCATCACAGTTCACACAAACATACTTATAACCTTTCGTTCTGTTGGCTTTATATGATGACAACTCACAATTACATCTAGCACAATACTTGCCACTATGTTTAAACGGCTTTATGTCCACTTCCCACATATCAGCACAGAAGCCCAAGTTAAAATACTTTTTAGGCGTTTCCATGCCGTCACTATCTGCAAACTGTTTAAACACTTCCAACAACTGCGTTCTGTTTAGAGGCGTTTCCCATGTCCAAGACATAAAAGACCCTCCCTGTAAATCATTCACAACATATTTAAGCATTTTAAATTCCCTCCATTGTGCTTCTTAACATATTAAATACATCATTACTAATATCTCTGTATCTATCCGTGTTAGATATAAAGCCTTTGTCGTTTGGCTCTGCATAGTCGCCTTGCACAACAACTCTATCCCCTGCCCAACTGCCAACTAATTCATGCTCTCTTACGTCACCACCTCCACGACCATTGGAGTTTGCTAATAACAGGAATAAAGCGGTTGAGGTTGATAGGTCATGCCCTACTTGTTCAACTAATTTCAAACCATTATTAATGCCATGAGCATTAATCATCTCTTGCTTATCTACATTATAAACTTTGTGATACTGTCCCATTTTTCTCTCCTTTAATATATTTAACTTAATTCTGTGATTTCAACATCGTCTAAATATTCATCAACACTTTCCCAATCCTCTTGTTCATATTCAGGAGTGCTTATAATATTTTCCCTACAAAGTGCAAAGTCTAGTGCTTGTTCTTTGTCCTCTGCTTCAACAGTCATGATTTCCCATTCTGTCATTCTTACAAGTCTAGGTATTCTTACTTCAAACTTTTTCATTTCATTTCCTCTCTTAATAATAAATTCATAGCTTCAATTAAGTTATCTGAACTATACATCTTAACGGACGAATCCGTCAAACCCTCTAAAAATGAGTGTGCTTCCGTATAGTCATTAAAAACTCTCTTTAATGTTTTATTCGTCCAACTGTTGTGACCCTTTGCTAAATATATGCTTTTCATAATTTCCCCTTAAATATATGAGTGTGTTTCTGTCATGGTTGATAAGAAAAACCTAATGCTTTGAATCCTTGCTTTATTAAGACTGCGTTTAAACGCTTCCTGTAATAATTGGCGATTGAATTCACAGTCTGCAAGTCCGTGCGTTTCCATTTCCTGTAATAAACTCATGATTACTCCTTAAATTTTAACAAAAGCGTTGCAATTATTAATTGATTCAATTCTGCCAATATATGAACCAAATTCACACACTAATATATCAGAGACGCCTTTGTCATTTGAAATATCAACAGCAAAATGTTTTGCTTCATGTTCATAATTAAAATTATTGCGACAAAATTCTCCGTTGTATAGATATTCTACTTGATATAAATTCATGTTAAGAACACTCATACTAGACCTCCTGTCAATGTGTCAAAAAATGATTGGTAAGCTGTCTCTGCGTTTCGTCCGTCAAGCCATTGGTTAATATGGCGTGTTGTAGTTTTACTCCAAAATTTATCCGTCTTGAAAATCTCGCCTTTTAACTCACAAGCCACAGGAGTTTTATAGCTAAATAACACTTTCAAATCGTTATTAATAATAACCTCTGTCAAATTTGCTCTGATTGGGTTTAAGTTCATTTTGTCTTTTCCTCTCTAATCGTGCGAAATTGCACACATAAGCCAACTATTGCTAATTGGCTTAAATTTGCATTAAGCGTAAATGTTTTGAAATCTATCGCTAATCTCATTAAAAACTTCGTCTGCTGTTTTTTCCGTTGCTTCTGAAAATCCGTAGTCTGCGATTGTTTCCCAAATTTCATTCCCATAAAGGCAATAAAAAGACATTCTTTCGTCTTTCTCATTCGCAAAAGTCAAATAGTCTTCGTCCGTTTGCAAAATGTTTTCAAACATCTTTTTGCCTGTAAATCTCATTTCTCCGTCATTCGTTCTGACCAAATAAAAACCATGTTTTTTGCACTCCTCAATTAAATTGACCACGAAACTTTTATATCTTGAATGAGGAATAGCGGATAATTGTCCGTCATTATTTAAAGTTAGAATTTCGTCTGATTTTGTATAGTATTGCATAATTTATCTCCAAAAAAATAAGAGTGCGTTTAAACACACTCTTTGATTGAGTTAAGGGTTGCTGTTCCGTAATGAGTGCCAATGGTCACAGTCACCTGTTTATTGTCATAATTTTGTATTGAATAGCCTAGCATTGAATCAACGGAAGTTTTAAAAGTCACTCCCCAATCGATTGTTGCTAAAAAGCGAGGGTTGCCGAAATAACTACTTTTTAAGCGTTTAATGATTCTTAATGTGCCTGTATGTTGCGTGATATTTTTCATGTAATTTTCTCCAAAAAATAGGGAGTGCGTTTAAACACTCCCTGATATTATTAATAAGTCATCATTTCATCGCAAGTTGGACATTTTGGTGTCGCAACAGCTAACCATTTTTGAGAAGTTCTGACAGTATAACCGCATGAATCGCACTCACATTTAATCATTCTTGTTGATTGTTTTTTTGAACCGTCAGTCATTCCCTCGAGGACAGCATGAGGATATTGTCCCATTTCAACAAACCATTTATCCATTTTATACTTTAGATAATCACTTGCTTTGGTCGCTGTCATTTTGCCCTCGAGACCGACAGCTGTCGCACAGCGTTTAAACGGTGCTTTGTGTCCAGCTTCGAGACCGACTGTCGCATGAACTAACTCATGAATAAGGGTTGCTGTCACTGTGTGATTGTCCGCTATTGTTGGACTAATCATTATCTCGAAGTGACCGTCCTGTGAGTTATTGTTTGACCAACATTGACCGATAGTCTTTTGTCTTTGACCGAAAGCCTTGCGACTAGGTAAACCGCAAGTTAAGCGGACATTTTTAGGAATCTCGAAACCGTAGTCTCGAAACATTGGACGGACAAACTTCTCCGTTATTTCATTAAGCCATGTCTCTCTATTCATTTTTACTACTCCTCTTTTTATTAATAAACACATGAAAAGGTTTTATTTCATGTATTGCTAGTTTAATTGATGTAATTTTTAATTGCAACAATTATTTTTAAGCCCGTTTAAACGACTTAAAACCGCCATTTTTAAGACCTCGAAGCGAAGCGAAAAAGCAATTTATAGCTAAAAAGCACACAATCGCACTATAACAAACGATTAAAAAGGTAATATCAGAATATCAAGTGACTATCAATCGTTCGTTAAAATCGCTTTACAGCGTTCCGTTTCTAAACTATAATGAGAATCATTCTCAATATTCCTGATTTATACCTATGACCAAACCGCCGCCAAAGCTATCTAAACGCCAAATAAGCGAAGCGATACAGCAAGTCCCATTGGATAAGATACTAGGGAATGACATCAAACTCACATCGAAGCAAAGAAAGTTCTCTGAAAACATTGTCCTAAAGGGAATGAATAAGACTGAAGCCTATCGAAACGCTTATGACACCAATGGGAAGCCTAGCGGACAATCAGTCAATGCCAATAAAGTATTCAACAACACTAAAGTCTCACTTATGATAAATCAATTACAAGCGTCAGAAACGATAAAACATCTTATTTTGCCAACTTCTTTGAGAGCTCTCGCCATAGAAAAAATTACCGAACTCGCTATTGATGACGACTTGTCACCGAGAGACCGCCTCAAAGCATTGGAACTGATTGGCAAATTCACCGAAGTTGGACTGTTTGAAGACAGGGATAAGACCGCCACGATTGTGACGAACTCTGACGAAGTCAAACAGCAATTAATGGACAGCTTACGAAAAGCTATAGGAAGTAGTCTCACATTGTCAGACGATAAGAAACGGAGTGCGGACGAACTACTGTCAGAGATTCGAGGCGATAACATAAGAGACGCTGAACTCATAGAAGATAATGAGACGGATTCGGATTCGGTCATAGATGATATGCCTACCGCCAACGATAATCCCCTATCCGATGACCCACCACACCCCACCCCCCTAAATGACCATGATGATAGGGCAGAGATATTACATAATATTCCAGACAATCAATCACACAATCCTGGCGAAGTACCCACCCTAGACATCGAAAATGAGGAGGGGGAGGGGGTATCTGAAATTTTGAGGGTTGAATTGGGTGTGGATATAGAAATGACCCCCCTTGATGATTCTGGGTCCCATGACTAGGTAGGGGATATATTTTGACTCCTGTACAAAAAGAGATCTATATGATCATAGAGACCTGGTGGAAAGAGTTTGGCTTTGGTCCTTCCATAGATGACATTATGAGACTTACTGGTGAAAAGGGTAGGGGTAATGTTTGTAGGAAGATGTGGGCATTAGTAGACTTAGGACTATGTAAAGGGATAAAAGGTAGGCATAGGTCTATACGTCCCTCTTATATGAGACTACGTAATCATGAATAGGCTTACCATCTCGCTTCGCTTTCTTCTACATCCAAATGCATCAAAACGGTGCAAGATTGATCGGGCTGGGATTTTTCATAAACCGATGAAAGTGATCCTCGATAACCCATATTGGGGTGCGAAGTATAGACGTTACGAAGCTAGGTTTAAACGATGAACGAGATAGAAGAATTAATTAAGCTATTGCCTGAAGCAGAACAAGTCCCTATTTGGGAACGGGTTAAGGAATACCAAGACACCGTCTTAAGAGAACAGGGTCAAAAAGACTTCCTGACGTTTGTTAAGACGATGTGGCCAGGTTTCATCGATGGAAGACATCATGCAGTTATGGCTAAAAAATTTGAGGAAATAGCCAGTGGAAAAACTAAGCGTCTTATTATTAACATGCCTCCTCGTCATACTAAGTCTGAGTTTGCGTCTTATTTACTTCCTGCTTGGTACTTAGGGCAGTTTCCTAATAAGAAGATTATTCAATGTTCGAATACAGCTGAACTAGCAGTTGGCTTTGGACGTAAAGTTCGTAACCTAGTGGACTCGGAGGCTTATGCTCGTGTATTTCCTAATGTTTCCCTTAGAAGTGATTCGAAAGCTGCTGGACGTTGGTCGACTAATGCTAATGGGGAGTACTTTGCTATTGGCGTTGGTGGTACTGTTACTGGTAAAGGTGCTGACCTTCTTATTATTGATGATCCACACTCTGAGCAAGAAGCGGCCTTAGCATCTGGTGATCCTTCTGTCTTCGACAAGGTGTACGAATGGTATACATCTGGTCCAAGACAACGTTTACAACCAGGTGGTTCTATCGTAGTCGTTATGACCCGATGGTCTAAACGAGACCTGACTGGCAAGATTTTAAGTGCCATGGTAGATCGTGATGGAGATGAGTGGGAGATTATTGAACTCCCAGCGATTCTTCCTAACGATAAACCTTTATGGCCAGAGTTCTGGTCTTATGACGAACTTAATAAGTTACGTATTGAGTTGCCTTTATCTAAATGGCAAGCCCAGTATCAACAAGACCCGACTTCCGAAGAAGGTGCTTTAGTTAAACGAGAATGGTGGAACGTGTGGGAAAAAGAAATCCCTCCTCCTTGTGAATTTATTATACAAAGTTGGGATACTGCTTTTACAAAGTCCGAGCGTTCTGACTATAGTGCATGTACGACTTGGGGAGTTTTCTTCTTAAATGAAAACCCAAACGACCCTAACATTATTTTGCTTGACGCTTTAAAGGAACGTATGGAGTTTCCTGAGTTAAAAGGTAGAGCAATGGAGATGTATCAAGAGTGGAACCCAGATGCGTTTATCGTGGAAGCTAAGGCCTCAGGTGCACCTTTAATCTTTGAGTTAAGACGTATGGGTATACCTGTACAAGAATTTACACCGACACGAGGTAATGAC